CAACTATGAAAATGATGCTGCCCTGGGCCTGTCCTGTACAGACGTGACCAGAAATGCCGCTGCAAATGAACTGTACGGCAAATCCTTCAATGAACTGTCTGAAGCACAAAAGCAGTTGACCTTGCTTCAGATGGTCGAGGATGCAAACAAGCTGTCTGGTGCTATGGGACAGGCGGCAAGAGAATCCGACACCTGGACGAACCAGACCGGCAACCTGAAGCAGGCATGGACGGATTTTCAGTCCGTGATTGGCGCAAGGTTTTTGCCTGTTGCGGTTTCTGTAGTGACAAAGATGCAGGAACTGTGTGTGTGGATGACACAGAACCAGGGGATCGTCATTGCCCTTGCATCGGCTGTTGGGATCCTGGTCGGTGCGATTGGCTTGTACAACGCTGTGCAGGCCGTCAAGACGGCAATGTATGCCGCTGAAGTAACTTCCCTTGGTGCTTTGATTGCTGCGAAGTGGGCTGATGTGGCGGCAACCACAGCAATGCTGGCCCCATATGCCTTGATCGTGGCGGCAATCGCTGCTGTCATAGCAATCATCGTGGTGTGTGTCCAACATTGGGATCAGATCAAGGAAAAGGCAATCGAAGTCGCACAGAAAATCAAAGCTGATTGGCAGTTGTTTGTTGCGGATATGAAGACATTTTTCTCTGACTTGGTGAATGCTGCTTCCAACGCCTGGAATTCCATCAAAAGCACAGCTTCCAGTATTTGGGGAAGTATCAAGTCAGAAATCGAATCCAAGATCAATGCTGCCCGTGATGCGGTAAAAACTGCCATTGACAAGATGAAGTCCTTCTTCAACTTTGAATGGAGCCTGCCCAAGCTGAAACTGCCGCACATCAGTGTTTCTGGTTCCTTCAGCCTGAATCCACCTTCTGCACCAAAATTCGGTATTGAATGGTACAAAAAGGGCGGTGTCCTGATGGAACCCACGGCCTTTGGTCTGAATCCCGCAACCGGGAAGGTCATGGCGGGTGGTGAAGCTGGCCCTGAAGCCGTTGCACCGATTGATGTCCTTCAGAACTATGTTGCTGAAGCTGTGGCCGGTCAGAATGCAGGTGTTCTGAATGTCCTGGAACAGATTCTGCTTGCAATCCTGGCCCTGGATGAAAACATGGGCGGCAACCTGAAGAAGGCCCTGGAAGGAACGAAGCTGTCTGTGAACAACCGTGAATTCGCACGACTGGTCAAGGGGGTGACATGATGCTGGAACAACTGCGATATAAGAACCACATGAACGAAGTGTTTGAATTCGGCGTTGACGGCATCTTTGTCAACACCAATGAACTGCACGACTATGAATGGGATGTGACCACGAAGAACAACAAAATCAGTTCCCTGGATTATTCCGTGGTGAACAGGAAGCTGCCAGTGGTCATCATCTGCGAGACAGAAGCCCAGGGGATCCAGGCACGAAACAAGCTGTTTGAAGTGGTGGAGAAGGATGTCCTGGCCCTTCAGCACGGTCAGATCATGGTTGGTGACTATTACTTCAAGTGCTTTGTCACGAAGTCGCAGAAGAAGCAGTATCTGCTTTCCAAGCGGCACATGGAACTTGACCTGACACTGACCAGTGACCGGCCCTATTGGGTGAAGGAATCCACCAGTATGTTCCGCAAGCTGGGTGAAGGTGGCGGTGGTGCAAACCTGGACTATCCCCACGACTTTGCCTTTGACTACTTCAGCGGCATGGGCAACAAAATCCTGATCAACACAGGCTTTGTTCCCACGAACTTCCGTATGATCATATACGGCCCTTGCAAATATCCTGCCGTGTATGTTGCCGGTCATCTGTATCAGGTCAACTGCGAACTGTCAAGCGGGGAATATCTGACCATTGATTCTGTCACGAAGAAGATCTTCAAGACTGCCATTGATGGCACGAAGGTCAACCAGTTCAACCTGCGGGAACGGGACAGCTACATCTTCCAGAAGATTCCCGCTGGCAGCAATCCCGTGATTTGGGAAGGTGACTTTGGCCTTGACATTATCCTGATGGAAGAACGGAGTGAACCGAAATGGACTTGATCTATACAAACCCGGATCGTGAAGACCTGGGCGTTCTGTTTGATTATGAGTTTGACCTTGCTTTCGGTTCCAGTGAAAACAACTTTGAGTGCAAAGTCCAGATGGACAATCACTGCATGGAACCCGGTTCCTTCCTGTACATTGAAGGCACGGAATACGGCGGCATTGTGGACAGTGTTGCTGTGGACACGGAAAACAAGACCGTGACCTATAGCGGCAGAACATGGCACGGCATCCTTGCAGGCAATGTCATTGAGCCAGGGAAAGAAGTGGTTGAGACCATCGTGGAAGAAACGGTTGAAATTCCGAACCCTGGACGGTTGCCTGAAGGGTACAAAGAAGTTGAATACATTCAATCGAGCGGAACACAGTACATTGATACGGAGTTTGTGCCGAATCAGGATACAAGGGTGGTCATTGACGTACAGGCAACAAACACGACAACCGGAGTATTCTTTGGTGGTCGTGGCCCAGGGACAGACAATTCCTTCACCTTGTTTTCTATCAGTGGAGGATACCGAACAGACTTCGGTGCAACAGGGAAAACTGTATCAATCGCACTTGACCCAACAGCACGAAGAATAATCGACAAAAACAAAACTATAACCACCGTCAACGGCACGACATACACCAACGAGAGCGCAACGTTTACTGCACCGACAAGCATGACGGTTCTTGCGGCGAATACATCTGGTACTATCTCATATCAGATTAGTGCAAAACTGTATTCCTGTCAGATTTACGACAACGGCACACTGATTCGTGACTTTGTTCCTTGTATCAATTCCGCTGGTGAAGTAGGTCTGTATGATCTTGTGAATTCCGTGTTTTATGGCAATTCCGGTTCTGGTGTATTTGTTGCCGGGGCTGAAGTCGTTTATGATCCGATTCAGGATGTGATTCAAACTGTGTTCACAAGTGAAGTCAAGTATGACTATCACGTTGTAAATGGGGAAGCAAACACGGTCATCCGTGGCCTGATCGAATACCTGGGCTTGTCCAATATCTTCACAGCGGATGAAGCAGAAAGCGGCATCCTTGTCAAGAATTATCACTTCGAGCGGTACACAGATGCGTACAAGGGCATCCGAAAGATGCTTTCTGAATTCGGCGGGAAGTTGAAACTGACCTACAAACGGGACACGGTGATCCTGTCTGCTGTTCCCCTGGTGGACTACAGCTTGGATGAAGAATTCGATGCTTCACAGGTTGACTTCCAGGTAAAGAAGAACTACAGGCCGGTGAACCACCTGATCTGCCTGGGCAGCGGCAATCTAAAGGACAGACACATCATCCATCTGTTCGCTGATGAATACGGCGGGATCCAACCATACAAGACCACAGAAAACCCGGTCTGTGATGGGGACTATATTCTGGATAAGTCCCAACAGGTGCTTTTTGGTGTGGAAGAAGTGGCTGATGTATATGACTATTCATCGGCACAGACCACAGAAAACTATATTCGTCTGGAAGAACAGCCGGACGATTGGGCCACAAAGTACATGGATTACTTCACCCAGGATGAAACCAGTGGTTACAAAAACGTGGAAGGTGTTCCTGAAGATGTCTACACAGCCCTGACGGAACAGCCTGGTGATTGGGCGAAAAAGTTTGCTTCCTACTTCTACATGACGGAAGAAGGCAAGTTCAAGACGGTGGAAGCTGTGACCACGGACACCTACATCAAGCAGACTGCAAAACCTGTTGATTGGGAAACGAATTGGGCCAATTATTTCACCTACTTCACAGACGGTGTGGAAGATCACTGGAATCCCGTGCAGGCAGATAAGGCTACACGGTATAATGTCCAGACGAAAAAGCCTTCTGATTGGGAAACGAATTACGAAAGCTATTATGCCAATACTTCAGGTACAAAGGTAAAAGCGGTGATAGATGATCTAAGCACATTGAGACCGCCGGAGTGGAAGCCTAAAAGGTACTACACAGCAGAGCAGTACGATGTTGCACCTAGATGGAAAACCGGAACCTATTACACCCTGAATTCAAGCACGGGTGCGCCTGATTTCGTTCCCGGCAGTTATTACAGTATGCAGACAATCATTGTGAACCCGCCTTTTGCAAAGAAGAAGTATTTCCGCAAAGAGTTTGACCACTTCAAAGAAATGCTTGTGGGTGCGCTGGATAAGATGCAGGAGTTCTTCAACTGTGATTCCGTGTCCATTGACCTTGAATTGGAAGGCGTGTATGACATCGGTGACATCGTGGGAGCAACAGAACACGAAACCGGCGTTGCTGTGTGGCAGCCCATCACAAAAAAGATCGTTTCCATCAGCAACAACCAAGAATCTATCAACTATGAAATAGGGGTGATCCAATATGGCTAATATGCACCTTGTAACAGGTTACGCAGGCCGGGAACACATTACGGCAGCAGACCAGGGGGCATTCCATGCTACTGTGATCGGTGGCGGTGAATTCGTGCTTGGAACGGGTAACCAGTTTGCAGCATCCATCATTTCCAACAATCAGGTAAGGGTGCTGGACGGTGACATCTACATGCAGGGCCGGTTCATCCGTCTGGACAAAGACACATACATTGACCTTGCCATTGAGAACGGCGCATCCGGTTATTTCAGAAACGACCTGATCGTTGCCAGATACACACAAAATCATGCAACAGCAATCGAAGAAGTGAACCTTGTAGTCATCAAGGGTGAAGCGGTGATGGAAAAC